CATGATGGTTTCAGACTGGAACTTGACCGCGCTCTCCATCAGGAGGGGGTGAAACACACCACACGCGCCCGGCCACGGCTCGGTACGGTCTTCGTACCGAATGCCTAAGATCTTCAAACCCTTCACGTACGTATCCAGCCAATCTTTGCGGCTGGAGAGGTCCTGTTCGTACTCCCCGATCAACTCGGAGGCCAAGCTCTGTAGCTCGTTCTCACCCATGAACTCAGCGAGGTTTGCATCGAAGTCTTCTGCTCGGGGTTCCGCTTTCTCAAGCTCGATCTCCACCCCATCAAAGCTAATGCTCATCTCCTCGGGGTCCACTACCTCAATCTCAATCGGCGCTTCTCCAGCAGCCAGAGCATCGAGGCCGAGCGGGGCTTCGTACAAACCTTTGTCCATATTCGCAGCCATTTAAATCTCCTAATAAAACCCTTCGCGCCGGTGGCTTTTGAAGTATCGAGTTGGCTCCGGCTCGTCGGACGGCAGGCGTATGAAGCCCCCTTGTCTAAAACGTAATAAAGCTAGCGTCGTCGCATCGACCAAGTCGTCGTGTGTGCCAGAGGGAAAATCATTACATTCTTCAACGACTTCCCACGCCCAGCGACGGTCAGGCACCCAGACTATACCCGCCGAGAAGAGATCCGTCACCGCGTTGACCCGTGAAATCTTGTCCTGCCCCTTACCCGGGGTGAACTCACTGATCGGAACGCCCATCCGCCGCATCTCCTGATACAGCGCCGCACCGTTGGATTTCTTCTCCACGATGAACGTGTCGGGGTTCCAGTTTTTGTACTCCTCCAACACCAACGCCTTTAGCTCGGGGAATTCGAGACGCTCTTTGATGCTGTTGAGGAGAATGATGTTGTAGTTCTGAGTCTGCTCGTGTTTGAAGACACCCCATGTCAGCAGGGCGTTGTAGTCCGAGCGGTTGGTCTTTTCCTGAGCGGCGTCGAGCGACATGATGATGTGCTCACAAGCAGGAGGGTTCTCTGGCTCCCACACCTGCCACCATTCCCTTTTTATCAGTGCTCCCTCTTCCGAGGTCGGCTCCTGCATGTACTGGGCTTGCCAATACCGCACATCCATACTGGCCTTTTTCGCCAGCAACTCATCGATACTCCAGAAGTCAGGCCAGAGCGGTTCATCGTTCAAAATCGCAGGAAATTCCACGACTTCCCACTCATCTGCCCCGTCTTCCTTCGTCATGTGATCGACGATCTTTCCGGTCAAATCCATCTTCGACCACCGGGTCATCACCACGATGATCGCGCCACCCGGCATCAGTCGCTGGACGGGGCCTGACTGGAACCACTCCCAAGCTGGTTCAAAAACATCTGCGCGACCTTGTTTAGCTTCCTGTTCTGAGTGGGGATCATCAATAATGAACAGATCAGCGCCTCGACCAGCAAGAGCACCGCCAACACCGATAGCAAAATACTCACCATTAAAATTAGTACCCCATCGAGAAGCAGACTTGCTGTCAGCTTGCAAAGAGACGTTAGGGAAGATGTCACGGTAGCTCTCCGATCCGACTAGGTTTCTGACTCTTCTACCAAAATTCACTGCGAGGTCCGCAGTATGAGAGGCCATGATGACCTTTTTATGAGGGTACTTCCCGAGGAACCATGCTGGGGCTAAGTAAGAGATCATTTCCGACTTGCCATGACGGGGGGCGATGTTGACGATCACCCGTTTTTTCTTCCCTTCGGCAATTTCCTCGAAGATTTTCGCTAATTTCCGGTGGTGGGGACCCACTTTGTAGCCGGGATACACGTGATTGATGAAATCTAGGAAGGAGTCTTTGCCTAATTTCTGTGTGATCTGGCTTTGGTAGGCTTTTAGGAGGTCGGCAACGCGCCTTTTCTCCTTGTCCGGCATCGTCGGCAGGGCAAGTTTGAGCTTTTGCAGGTTTTCAGGAGTTAATTGCACAGGTTTTAGACGTTTGGCGTCGTTTCTTCGCTAATAACCCTGTACTCAATGCCATCCAGCACCGACAAAAGCTCCTTTTCGACCTCTTCGATGGGCTTCACTTGGTGGGTGATCTCGCTGCGCTTCTTAAATGCGTCCACACCATCCACTTCACCCAAGGCTTTCAAGGCCTGAATGCGGGTTTTGCTGTCGGGGGCGGCTTCAATCTCTTCCAGCAAGCCGTTAATCACCACGTTCTTCAGTTCAATCAGATCTTCAACGACCTGAAAGTTGAGTCGGGTGACGAGTCCGGCCAATGTGGCCTTTGTGGAATCCCTGAGTAGCTCGAACTGGGGCCGGGTCTTCGGGTCTTTTATAAGCTGCACAGCAATCTGTTGAGCCTTATCCAGATCTTCCTCTGTCGGAATGACCGGTTCGCCCGTTAAGTTGCTGATTTCAAAGACAGTTTTAGCGATCCCCTGCAGTTCATCGTTAGGGGTTAACTCCGGCAGAGCGTCTGCAGAGTTCTTAGGAAGGGGGATGCCCTCCTCAATTTCCGGCACTAGCGGTTCGCGGTCCATTCTGTCTCATGCATGGGGCTTGGCCCAAGTTGTGAGCTATATACCACAGAAAAATGTATGGAACCAAATTTAAAGCCGGGGGGGTTTCTATATAGAGAGGGGTGGGGGTCGAGTTGCAACGAAATTGCATCGAAGAGGGGGGTGGGGGGTCTGCAATAAAGTCCGGTTACGATTCCGGAGTACTTTGTCGAGACGCAACCTGCGGGTAGCTACGCAGTGGGCCAGTACCGATTTAGGGGGGAGTTTAGAAAAGTGTGGGGTCGTTTGTATAGATCTAGGGGTAAGGGGGCGGGCGGCAGGAGGTAAACGTATAGCGGGGGGTGGCGGGGTAGTGGGGGTCGCGATAGCCAGAAGTTGACCAATTCCATAAGATAGGTTGTAATTATCTCACGCGGCGACGGCGAACAGTCGCAAACGGAGAAGACAAATGGAAAAGCTTGACGCAATGGTTGATCTGGTTCGTGCCCTCGCGAAGAAGTGCGAAGACATGGAGCGATACAAAGATAGCTCGGAGTTATACGAGAAGTGGTATCGCGAAGAGCGAGACGCAAACCGCAAGCTTCGCGAGAAGCTGGACGAAGCAGGGATCAACTACTAATCAACACGGGGCAGGACTGCCAACTGCCCCACCTTTTAGGAGAAGCGTCATGAGTTATTTCAATATGGAAATTAACATAGATCAGCACGTGAACGTTGAACTCGACACCGAAGAAGTGTTGGGCAACATGGACAGCGGAGACGTACTTGAATACGTCAGCAATCACTACAGCGGCGACAGCGTACTGCGTGCTCTGGATCGTGACGAGGTGAACGAGTTTGTGCTGTCACGCATGGATCACGACACGCTGCAGAGTGAGGTATTGAAGAACTGTTCGATCTCCACACTGCTCCGCGCTATCGCCGACAAGTTGGACAATCAGTAACCACCACGGGGCGGGACTTCCCACCGCCCCACCTTTTAGGAGAAGCATATGAAGTACGTAATCACTCAAGAGCAGATGGAAGAGTTGGGAAAGATTCTGCATGACTTGGGCCGCCTCGAAATTGTGTTCAAGCCTGCAAATGGTTCCGGTTTCTTGCGCGATACTTCAAGACGCCTGTACGGATTACTTCAGCGCATCGAGATGCAAGATGTGGAGGACGCAACATGAGCATGCATCCTTTTGAAGTATCAAACAGTCTGTTTGCCTACGGTTTCTGGTTCACGTATTGGCGGCTGCGAAACGAGTACACATACACCAGATGGGAATCCTTGTGGCTGATATGGATTGGTCGGAGTTACCAGCGCCACATGGATAAGTTGCACGAAGACGTTATGTTCGACAAGTAAGGAGAAAGCACATGATTCAGTTAGACCTACCACTCACCAAACCTGACGCTGTGCTCATGGAGCGTGACCAAATCCTCCGCTATCGCCTGATCGTTCTGCGCAAAGGTGTGGAGCTTGAGCAGATGGGAATGAAGAAACGTGGCAGAAGCTGCGCGGCAATCGCCAGAGAAGAATTGGGAATGCCGAAGAACACGAAACGCACTGACCTGATCGCTGCGCTCAACGCACTGATCGAAGTGTTTAAGAATTGATTCTCCGTGGGCCGGGACCTCCAACCGGCCCTTTTTATTTGGCCCTCGCGGGCCTTTGATACCAGTTATGTGTTTGTGTGCGCGGGAGGGGGCGGGGGCGCGTGTGTGTTTGCCTGCGTGTGCGTGAGCACGAGGTTGACTCATACCATAAGGTTTGTTCTAATACATACACGGCCACGGTGGCCGCAACGGAGAAAAGCAAATGATGACGATAGCTCAAGCTGACAAGCTAGTCGGTGGACTATCCGCGCCTAGCAAAATGCCATGCCACTCTTTTTCGATCAGTGCATTCGAATGCATGACGGGGTCGCGGCTCCGCAAGATTGCTGGCTCGGTGTGCTCGAAGTGTTACGCGCTCAAAGGGCGCTACGTGTTCCCGAAAGTACAGGCGGCGCTAAATCGTAGACTCGGGGTGCTTGCTCGTGCTCTTGCCGATAGTATGTTCCGGCTTCAGTACATTGGCGCGATGGCCCTATTGATCAAGCGGAACCCGTTTTTCCGCTGGCATGACTCCGGCGACCTGCAGAGCAAAGCACACTTCAAGCTCATTTGTGACATCGCCCGTGCCACGCCCGACACCATGCATTGGCTACCGACGAAAGAGGCAAAATTTGTGCAGGGTGATATTCCGGCCAACCTGATCGTCCGATTGTCGGCTCCGCACATCGACCAGCCTGCACCGGCTTCATTCGCGCACACCTCGACTGTCGTGTCGGACAAAGCGCAGGCCACGTGTCGGGCATTCGAGCGAGGCGGTAAGTGTGGGCCTTGCCGGGCCTGCTGGGATCCTGCTGTTAAGAATGTCGCTTATTACCAACACTAACCAACCGGGCCGGGACCGCCAACCGGCCCCCCTTTTGAGGAAAGCAACTATGAATCGTCCCCTGTATGAAATTGCCCGTGAGATCGAAAAAGATTGGAAGCGTCCGTACTTTGGTGCGGTGCCCTACCTCGAAGCGATGGGATACCTGAACAGCATCGAAGACAACTTCATTGAGGACTCCGGCAAGAGCGTGGTGCTCTACTTCCTAGCCAATGCCAACACGTGGCGCGGTGAGGTTGCCCGCCGGGTGAAAGCTGAATTGAAAGCAATAGCCAAGTAACCAACCGGGCCGGGACTGCCAACCGGCCCCCCTTTTGAGGAACGCAAAATGAAAGTTTTAAACTGGACTCCGGCCAAGTGGGACGACAACGGCGAGACCTACACCCGCCAAATCACCGTCAAGGTGCCACGCGGCGCAACCATTCAAGACCTCCGGGAGTGGGCACGGGACAACTTCTACACCTACTGCCAGCACAGTTATGACTGCTGCGGCGGAATGTACGGCGGCCCGGGTAACTACCGACACGCCAAGCGCCGAGAGTGGGTCTTCACTTACTGCGCGAGCCGCAACATCTAACCTGCGGGGGCTACGGCCCCCTTTTTGATACCAGTTATGTGTTTGTGTGCGCGGCTGCGCGTGGGAGGGGGCGTGGCATTGCGTAGTCATGGCTGCGTGGGCGCGGTTTAAACGTCGCGGAGGGTTTTGTGCCATTTCGTAAGCGCACAAATGCGAATGATTATCATTACCTAGTTTTGTGTCGGTTTGTGCGGTTTGTGCCGGGTTTTGTGCCGGTCTTTTTTGCGTTTTGACACAAAATTTGGGCAGGGTAAGTACTTGATTTTGCTAGGAAAAAAGGCACTTGCTCAAAAGTTTGTGTCATTTGTGCGGGTTTTTTTCAGAGAGGGGGTCTGAAAACGAGATCGGCAGGGGAGAGGGAGGGTAGGCCGCAAGTGCATGGACAAGGCTTTTGGGAACCGCCCTATCTCCAAAATCACCGCACAAATGACACAAACATAAACTTACTTATAAAATAAATAATAAAAACAATATAAAAAACAACGACTTACAAATCCCAAAAACCTCGTTTTTTGTAGAATTCCATAAGTTTCAAAATCCGCACAAACCGCACAAACGACACAAAAAATCGACACAAACTTCCGCACAAGGCTTGACACCGTTTAAACAGTTCCATAAGATTCCCTACACAACGCAGCGAGGTGCTGCGGCCAACAGGAGAAGCAGACATGAGCGACCAGATTCTGACCATCGTCTACACCCGCTTTGCCGGAGCGACCAACACCAAGGGCAGCCGCATCGTGGCGACCGCGACGTACTTCGGGAAGCGTGGCAAACAGGAGCGCAACTACGACCACGCCCTGTCGGGACACGAGAACCACGAAGCAGCGGCATGGGCTTTCATGGACAAGCACTCTGCCCGTCCCATTGGCGAATATGAGTTGCTGGGCATCAGCGACAACCCGAGCGGATCAGGCAGTGCATTTGTATTCAAGTGGAAGGGGATTTAAATCATGATCAACCAAGACATCCAACTCGTGACCCGAGCCATCCGAGCCATCGAGCGAGGGGACAAGGAGAGCGCAGCATCCCACTTACTGGACGCCCGGAAGCAGACCCGGAACCGCCACATCAAGAGCCTCGCCTTTGCCATCTCCGATCTCCACAACCTCCGGCCATACACCGAGCAGGTCATCAAGGATCGGCAGATCGCCCTCGCCTACATCGTGAAGCAGAACGAGCAGAAGGAGCAGGAAGAGTGGAAGGAACGTCTCGACCGCATGGCCGCAGCCGCCCAGAACCAAATGGAGAACCAAGCATGAAGACCAAGACCGTAACGAGAGAAGCATGGTTGAACCAAGCCCTAGAGAAACTCCGACCGTGGTTCGAGGATCGAGCGGGGGTAGAAGTCCCGGCAGATGCGAGAGTGAGCGTGGGGTTTCCCGGTGGTGGCTCTGCCCGTAAGCGGATCGGTGAGTGTTGGGCGCGTAGTCAGAGCAAGGACAAGGTCAACGAGATTTTCATCAGCCCGGTTCTTTCGGAGCCTTTAAGAATGTTGGACGTTTTGGTGCACGAAGCGGTACACGCCGTCGATGACTGCCAGAGCGGACACAAGGAAGCATTTAAACGCACCGCGCTAGCGGTAGGTCTCGAAGGGAAGATGACGGCCACCCATGCCGGGGAGGAGTTGAAAGCGGAGTTGGAGCGGATCATCGGGGTATTGCCTCCCCTCACCCACGGAGCCTTGGATTTAAGCAGCAGGAAAAAACAGCCGACGAGATTGGTGAAGTTGGAGTGTGGTGACTGCGGCATGATCATCCGCACCACAGCGAAGTGGATCGAGCAGACGGGGAACCCGGCTTGCGCTTGCGGTGGACACTTTGGGGGTTGACAGGGATTTAAACCCGGTAGATACTGTAAGAAACCTTACACAACAGGAGAAGCAATCATGACAGACATGGATCGGCTTTTAGATAGCCTTTACTTCTTGAAAAACGGAGACCGATACAAAGCAGCGGTCGATCTAGTGTGGCTCCGTGGCAAAGCCCACACCCGCAAGGTCAGGAGCGTCGCTCGTGAGTTGATCGAGATACACAACCTCGAACCCGAGGTCTTCACGGCTGAAGAGTTACAACAAGCGAAGGGGATTTATTAATCATGGACATCGCCATCAAGATCGCAGACAAGACCAACCGCCGCGACCCCGGTGCGCTATACGCCAAGGCACTAGATCGGCACAACCAGATAGAGAAAGACCTTGCCCGGCTGATGAACCGTTGGCAGAAGAGCCGCGCCCTGCTGAAGCGCGTGGAGAAGAAACTGGACGAGGCACAGGCTGCCTCATGGGAGGTGTGAGATGAACGAGAAGCAGGAACAAGCCTTGGAAGCCATCCAGAATTTCATCCTCTGGTATACGAGCGACGAAGCCGAGCGAGATCGGATGTGCGAGGCAGCGATTGAGTACATCGAGGAAGACCATGTACTAACGGAGGAGGTGTGAGATGGACGAGGTAGAGACAAAGCAATATTGCGTGACCGTGAGGGTCTACACATGGGCAGAGGATGCTCACATCGCCCGAGATCAGGTGGTGACAGAGTTGAGTTACCTATGCAGCGTAGACAGCACAATTACCGGGTACATCCACCCATCGTTGAACGACGTTGAAGAGGACAAAGAACCATGAAGACCTACAAAGTATCGCTCTGCCGTGTAGAGCACCGTGTGTACCAGATCGAGGTCGAGGCCAAGGACAAACAAGAGGCCGAAGACACAGCGATGGAGATATGGGAGGAGGACGACGAAGCCTTCACCGATTTCGGCTGCGTCCATGCGGAAGAGTCTATAGAAGACATCGAGGAGGTGCAGTCATGAAAAAGTTAACCAAAGAGGAGAAGGCCGAGGTCGAGTACTTCCAAGACAAGATGCGCTCCGTGGGGTTCGTCGCAGCAGCGGCCATCATCGAGCCGCAGGAGGAGTTGTCGCAATACCATGCGGGTTTCGCAGACAGGTTGCTCACATTTCTCACACGAGAACTCGACGACGAGGGAAAGCGACTTATCAATGCGAGGGTCAAAGCCTACGCACTCAAGGTATCGAGGGTAAAGTTATGAACGACACAGACCTACAGATCATCGAGATGTACTATGAGGACGGCATGAAGGAGGCCGAGATCGCGGAGAGTTTAAATCTCTCTGAACTGATGGTGCATGAGGTACTCGCTGCCTTTGAAGAGTCAGACAACTTGGATTTGTTCGAGGGGGAATAATGAAAACGTACAAAGTAACCGTTCGAGCAACCGTCACGAAGACTTTATGGGTCGAGGCCGAGGACGAAGAGACTGCCACCACAGAGGCACACGAAGTCTTCACAACCGAACTGACCGACGACCTAGAAGATTACGAAGAAGAAACCCTGCGGATCGAGGAGGTGTGAAATGCATTGGAACTACCGTGTACTGAAGTTTGAAGAGACTTTCCATGAAGGCCAGAGCATTCAGCGTGAGCAATGGTACGAGATCGTCGAGGTCTACTACGACGGAGAAGGCAAGCCCACGATGTATGGCCGACGCACCTTGAGCGCAGAGACGCTAGACGGTTTGCAGGAGGAGGCAGATCGGATGCTCATGGCGGTGTCGAAACCTATACTGGATGCCACATTGTTCGACGAAGACTAGGAGAATTTAAATGAGCCGGGTCATGAAGAAGGAGGCGAAGCGATACCGAGGGATGCCGTCGAGGCCGCATTGCTCGACCTGTTTCGGATCGGGGGTGATGGACTTTGGCCTAGGTGAATACGAGTGCTCCGACTGTGATGGCATCGGGTACGACAATATGTACACCGGGCTAGATTTAGAAGAAAGATTATGTTTAGATCAGGATGAAGAAACTTTTGAATCAACTGGAAACGAGGAAAAGCAACCATGAGCAGAGATCAAGAATGGTGGGAAACCCAAGACGGTGACGAGGCATGGCAGCATCAGCAGATGCAGGAAGCCCTACGCCGTGAAGAGGAAGAGCGGGCAGAGCAGGAGATCAAAGAGTTAGAGGACGACCTCCGCAAGTGGGACGAGGAGCACGACGACGGTGCGCTGTTCGTGCCGGGCTTTGACGCTGCGCTCATAGGCGTGGGCGTACAGTTCTCCCGAGAGATCGCGATCTATGACTATGACAAGTGCTTGGACGTTCTGATTGATCGGGATGGGATGGATGTTGAAGATGCCATCGACTACATGGAGTACAACGTCCTAGGCGCGTATGTGGGCAAGAGCACACCGATCTTCCTGATCCGCAAAGAACCGTACCAAGACAACACAGAAACAAAGCAAGACAGCACAGAGAAAAAGCAGATCACCGTACAACTCGAATTCAATTTCTAGGAGAGCGTCATGGAAGTGGGCAAAGTTTTCGTGAACGGCGTCGAGATGGAAATGGAGAAGGTGGACTATGACACCTACTACTCGATTGCTAAATTCCAATCGTCCTATCGCGGTCACATCAGTGCGCGGTATGAAGACCTAGTGGCAGTCTTTGGCGAGCCTCGCGAGTGTGATGACGGCAAGGTGCAGGTCGAGTGGCTGCTGTTGTTCTACAACCCGGAGACGGATCGGTACATCCCGGCGTCGATCTATGACTGGAAGATGGGGTCGATGTACTGGCGAGCCGAGGGGCTGCGTGGTGTGGCTCCAGATCGGATTACCTCATGGCACATCGGCGGTACGAGTTCCGACTCCGTTGACTGTGTACACGATGCGTTTAAATCATTGGTGAGGGCTGCGGCGTGAACCGGGAAGAGGTTATACGGTTGGCGCGAGAGGCGGGGTTTGATGTCCAGTACCTTTTTGGTACGGATGAAGTGTGCGTACCGGACTATAACTACTGGACAAAAAATCCTGACATAGGCCAAGACGTTATCACCCACATCGTGGAACGCTTCACCAACCTCGTTGCCGCAGCCGAGCGGGAGGCGTGTGCGAAGGTGTGTGAGGATATTCCGCTGCCACAAAACCCACCAGAATTGACGCATCTTCCAACGATTGAGCGATGTGTTAATACCATCCGTGCGAGAGGTAATCCCGGAATCAAGTGGGAGGTCGAGCCGTGACACCCGAGGGCAAGGTCAAAGCCAAGGTCAAGAAGATACTGGCCGAGATCGGCGCGTATTACGCCATGCCAATGGGAACCGGGTACGGACACGCAGGAACCCCCGACTTTCTCGTCTGCTATCGAAACCAGTTCCTAGCAATAGAGACGAAGGCAAAAGGAAACAAGCCCACCGCCTTGCAAGAGGCAACCATGCAAAGAATCAGGGACGCAGGTGGGCGCGTCTTTGTCATTGACGAAACAAACGTAGAGAACCTACGCAAGGAGATTGAAAATGAAGATGACCGATAAGATTCGCCGACTGCTTACAAAGGGCAAAACGGCCAAGGAAATTGCAACGCAACTGAAGATCGAGCCGAACCGTGTCTACACCGTGAAGTGGTTGGACGCGAAGAAGGTAACGCCCGAGCAGAGTTCTGATCCTGATGTGCGAAAGACCGAAAAGAAGTACATCAAAAAGATAAGCGTCGCATACAAGGCGAAGAAGCCGAGCAAGATTATCAAGGCGGTGCAGGAGATGAAGAACACGCTTGATGCGCTGGACAAGATTAAAGATAAGCCGACGCAGCAAGAAGTAAAAATTACCCGCAAAGACTTGCTGACAGAACTTCAGCCGGGATTGAATGCGCTGTTTGGTTTGGAACATAAGAAGTATGAAGCCTTTACCCCCGACCTCGTGAACCATCCCCCGCACTACAAATCAGGCGGCATCGAGACCATCGATTTCATCGAGGCAAAGGATTTAAATTACCGCTTGGGCAATGTGGTGAAGTACGTCAGCCGCGCCGGTCGCAAGAACTCTGATCCCGTGCAGGATCTGGAGAAGGCAGCGTGGTATCTGCAGCGTGAGATCGCCGCGAGGAAGAACGCATGAACCCGGTACAGTTTGGCCGTAGACGGTTCAGCAAGATTTTCTGGCGTCAAATCGATAATAAAACGGTCGAGGATTACAACGAGGCATTCGACGACCTGATGGCGATGGAGCAGTATCAGCAGACTCTGCGCGAGAGGGCTGACTACAAGACCGGATCGATAGACTGGCGGGACATTCAGGACGTATACAAGCTGACCCGGTTCTTTGAACCCAAGGTTATTGCCGAGGTAGGCACGTTCATTGGCGTCTCAACGATGACCATGCGAATCGCTGTGCCTCATGCGGTTATCCATACCTGTGATGTGTCGAATGAGCTAAACGTATCTGCGGTCGAAGATGTTTTGCTTTTCCAATACCAGAAGCAGTCCTCGACACAGATGTTCAAAGCGTTGGCCGACAAAAGAACCAGCGTGGATTTGATGTATCTGGACGGCAGGATTCAGGATGAAGACCTACAATATTTCCCGCAGATCACCCATGATCAGACCGTCTTTGTATTCGATGACTTTGAGGGGATTGAGAAGGGCGTGGTCAATGCAATGATGTTGGATGGTGCGAACCGACTGCTGATCTACCCTCGTGAGGGCAGGAAGACGGCGGTATCTCTCCCGTTTACGTTGCTGCAATTTGTGCCGCAGGAGGCCACATGAGCGAGACAGATAATGCTTTTTTGGAGTTGGCTCTGTATGTCCTCGTAGCAATAGGTGTAGCCACCGCTACATCAATTTGTATGGCGATCATCACGATGCTTTGGCGGTTGCTGAAGGGGGAGTTGAAGGAGGATAGGAAATGACCATTTTAACGAGAGCAGAACTGGAAAAGGACATCATGGACACACTCCGAGGCGTTGTTGCCAAGGAATTTCCCGATTTACAGGGTGCTGACTATGAATGGAAAGTGTCGCAAATCATCGCTGCCATGAGCGGAGCCGTCTTGGTGAACAGCGAGACCGGAGAAGTGGAGTACGATCCCTACGATCCAAAGTATTGGGAGAAAAAGTCATGAGAGATTGGGTAGATATATTCTTTTGTGCCCTAGGTATTTTTATGGGCTTAATTTTGATGCGTTGGGTGTTGTCATGACCGAAAGAGAAATGATTTTTTATTTAGCCGAGCGAGCAGGGATCGTATTCCGACTCACGAGCACTGACGTTACGGTGGAGAAGTTGCAGAGGTTCTTGGAGTTGGTGGAAGGACATAGGACTAGAGGATGGCGTATCAAAGAACCAAAGGCTAGGAAAGTCACGGACGTAAGTCGAGGCGCAAGAGAAGTACCGATTGATTACGACGGTATGGCTACCTTCAAAAAGGAATGGGAGTGGAAGGAGATGGACACGGTTGACTACCGTATCCCAGATATCCGGGTAAGTAACGCAGTGGACAAAAAGACTCGTGGGTTCTTGTGGTTCTGGCTGAGACCGGAAGGTGGTGTACACAAGCCGGGATTGAACCTGACTCTGCCGGGAAATGGGTTTGTCCTGACGTTGTACACACGACGATCTAAGTACCGACTCCGTTTCCGAAAGGGCATCAGACCGATGTTTATATGGGGGAAGGAGCCATGACTCTCGACAACATCATTCAAGTAGCGCGTGAAGTTGGGTTCTCTATAAAAGTAGAAGACGTTGATAAGTTTGAACGCTTCGCCACCCTCGTTGCCGCAGCCGAGCGGGAGGCGTGTGCAGATATTGCTAGTACTTGTTGCGAAGGATGCGCCGACGACATACGTGCGAGGGGAGAAAGCAAATGATCCGTTGGTTTTTAAATTTCTTCAAACGTGCTGATGAGTTCCGCAAGAAAGAGTGGGCACACGTGCCGCCCCCGGCGTGGGGAGCGAAGCGTGGTGGGAGGGATTACTGGTGAGTGAAAAGAAAGGACAAACCCTAGCAGATGCAGCAAAGTCCATCTTTGAGAAGGGCTTGGCAACAGCGGGTGAAGGCAAGTATGACGAGGCCATCGGCATCCTTGAGAACATTAATCAGATTCACCCCGCTCTTGTCGCAGCGGCACTTCAGACCGGACGATGCCATTGGGAGATGCACCGTTGGCAACCGGCGAGAAAGTATTTTGAGCTAGCGCATCGTCTCGACCCGACTAACGACGATACAGCGTGGACTCTGGGTCTGCTCTCTCTTCAGATGGGTGATTTCAAAGCCGGTTGGGAAGGCTACGAGCGACGATGGGGTAGCAAGACTTTTAATTCCCCGCGCATCTCGACGATCCACCCGCAGTGGGAGCGTGGCCTTGGTTTGAAGCGTCCGATTGTGTGGACGGAGCAGGGCATCGGTGATCAGATTCTCTACGCATCGCTC